TTCAAGGGTGGTAATCCTGCTTTCAAACTGGGCAAAACTTGCCTGTCTCTGGTTTTCTGCCTGAACCCGCAGGTTCTCTGCCTCTGTCCTTTGATATTCGGCTTCTATCCTTCCCTGTTCGGCGGTTACACGTGCATTTTCAGCATCAACCCTGTTTTGTTCAGCAGCAACCCGGTTGTTTTCATTTGTCTGCCTTGTATTCTCAGCAATTACCCTGGCCTGTTCAGCTGTCGCCCTAGTGTTTTCCGCTGATACCCTGGTATTTTCGGCCGCTTGTCTTGTCTGTTCAGCAGCATTGACATTATCAGCCACGACATTAGCATTTGAAGCGGCAACATTAGCAGCTTCCGCCGCCTGAAGGGCTAACCGGCGTTCTGCCTGCACTGTTTCAACAAGCTGGTTATATATATCCGGCGTAGGCTCCGACGGGTCAACACCTTCAGCATACCCGGACTTAAAAACCGGGATTTCGACGATATTGGCAGTCATAAGGTCTCCGCCATACACACTAACAGTAAATCCCGGATCCTTGACCACTTCCCAGGGCACGATACATTCGCCGTTATCGTCCAGCAGCATTTTGTAGGTTACTTTATCGGGCCCGGTGAACAGGGCAGTCTTGTATATCCCGTCCCATTCATCCGAGAACTGAAATACCGCCTTCAGGTAGTTCCTTATGCCAGAATAGACTTCATATTTCCTGGCAGGATTAATAACCTGCCCGTTGACGTTGAACACAATAACCATAGGATTTCCCCCTATTTGAAAAAAGGGAAAGCACTGATTTTATGCTTTCCCCCTTTCTCTCAAAGTTTTATCTTGCCTTACAGATAGCCCAATCTCCTGCTTTCATTTTCAAATTTGTTTTCCTGTTCTTCGGAATAATTTGCAGCAAATGTTGTCTGCCTGTCCGCAGAGTCAATGACTTCTGCTACATAGCGTGGCACTTTTACAGGAACTCCACGCTGGATTAACCATGCTTTGCCGTTCACGGCCACATACAGCGGTTCTTTGTAACGCTCATTGTCCTTGAACAGCTGAATTTCGACAAGCTCATTCATATACTGATTGCCACGTTTGATGGCTTCAATTTCTTCGGAAAGAGTTTGCTGTTCAGGTTTTGCGGCTTCCTGCTGCTCTACTTTCTTTTTCAGTTCCGCAAGCTCAAACAGCAATTTCTGCATATCTATATTTTCATTTTTGTTATCAGGTGCTTTGGCTTTGGTCTCCGCCATGATAGCCCTCCTTTAAATTTTAGGTGGGCAGCCGCTGTTCAGGCGGCCGCCCTATTATGTTTTTGCTTAGTTTGCTCCAGACTCGTAGGTGGAACAAGATTCTATGCGCACCATGTAGCCCTCGACAAGCCGCTCTGCAACCTTTGTGGCCTTCCAGCCGACGGAAGCGCGCTGATTCAACGGGTCAGCAGCTCCGGCAGAGCCGAGCTGCTTGACAATGACTTCCAACCCGCCGCCAGTTACCTCGGTTACGCCATAGGCGTTAGCGCCGAGGATAAGGGTAGAGTACACGTCACGACCCTGAGCGCCAGCCTCGCCGGGATAGATTATGTCGCCATCCGCAGGAGCATTGTCAGCAGGGGCATCCTCATTGACGACGAAACTAGCAGAACCAGCTGCACCAGCAGTAGCAGACTTGATAGTATACAGCGCACCGTCAATGATGACCTTGCGCCCGGCAAGCACTGCAGCTTCAGTATCGGACAGGGCATCGTCAATGGAAACGGTCTTTGAAGCTGCCGTCCAGCTTGCAACGGTAAGGGTTCTGGTTTCACCTTTCAGGTTAGGAGCATGGAATATCTTAGCTTCGGTAGTCTCCACAAACCTGACACCGGCAATCCGCCCGATTTCCCCTGTGAACAACTCTTCCGGCGCGGCGTATTTGTGGGCTTCCATCCATTCAGGGTCTTTCATCAGGTCATACGCCACGTCCGGATGAATGATGGCCACATAATACCCGCCCTCGATAGGCTTTGCCAGCTGGGTCTTGAGGAACCTGACAGATTGTTTGATCAGGTCTACAGTCAGCTTGGCATTAGCCGTCAGCAGGTGACGTGCTGATACGGGAGTAACAGTATCACCAGAGACAATCGGCGCATAGATGACGTTAGTACCGGCGTTCAGCACTTCACGGGTGACGGTATCAAGAGTACGCCCTGCCTGGTCACCCAGCAATTCAGTAGCCTGCACCATGTTGTTGTCAATGGCGGTCAGCAGGAGCATATCGGGCAGCTGAATCCATCCACCATACTGCTTTACGGTCGAAGTGATGGTCGTCACGTTGAGGGGCTGCCCATCCGGGGTTACACCTTCCTGAAGCGGAGTCAGGAGTTTGGGCAGCTGGGTGTATTTCCTGAACTCGATTGTCTTTCCCTTGTTCTTGGGGATGGGGTGCTTCTGGCCGAACTGGTCGTGTACGAGATTTGGCGTCGCAATGTCAATCAGGTAATCGGAATAGAAGGTTTTCATCTCCGCCGACAAGTCATTGCCGGAGGTGTTGGAATCGGTTGTATTGGGCGCTGTAGCGAACAGCGTCAGGTCAAGAGGCAGCAAGCGCCTGATTTCATTTGCAAGCATTTGTTGTCGTCCCCTTTCTTTAGATTTTTGAGGGGATTAGAATTTGATTACTTCCCCTCTTTTTGCTCGACGAGCAATTTCCTGCCGGTCTGCAGGTGAAAGCTGTGTAACATCGGACTTGACGACAACACCTGTCTGCTGGGATATGCCGTTTTCCACAGGCCGAGAGCCACGGGCCTTGATGTCATTGATTACTTGTTCCTGGGTTTTCTGCGCCGCATAATACATGGCGCCGCCTAGTATTTCATCCATGTGGACGGATTGATAAGCGGCTTTAAGCGGCACACCTGCACGGAGTAGTTTCACAAAATCAGGATTCTGCATTTCAGCCTGCAAGTCGAAATGCGGATATATCTGCTTCAGCTGTTCAGCTTCCTGCATCCATTGTGAGTATATCCGGTCAGCCTGCTGGCGCCTTTCAAGCTCTTCCATTGCCTTCTTGAGCTGGACATTTTCCTTTTCCATCTTCTTAATCTGCTTTAGCTGTTCGACAGTAAGGCCCTTTTCCATAGCCTCCTGCTCATAGAAGGCGTCGTCTTCCTCGATGGCTTTCGCCAGCTTGTCTATGTCTGATTCGCCATATTTGGACGACAGCAGGTATATTACAGGCTGCAGCTTATCCAGCTTGGCTTCAAGTGTCTTGGTTTCCTTGAAGCGCTTGTCAATGATTGACTGTACCCGTTCCGTGAAAATGTCTTTATATTCGCCGTTTATAAGGCGTTCAAACTCGGCCTTCCGGGCCTCCAGCGTATCAGATGTTGTCTTAATTGGTGGTTTACTGTCAGCGGCGTCCTGACTTTCTTTTACACTTTCCTCGGCTGGTTCAGCGGCTGCAGGCTCCGCATTGTCCTGCTTGCCGTACACTACCGAGGCCAGTGGATTCGCCCGTTTTCCCTTCCCGGCGACAGAAGAGATAGCTTTTACAGCATCGCCCGTTGCCGCTGTTCCGCCTTCTCCTGCGCCTGTCCCAGCAGCCGCGCCAGCACCTGCCCCGGCGGCAGCGCCGTCAAACAGGGTCAGGTCAAGGGGTAACAGCTTATCTTTAATTGTCATACAGGATAACTCCTTTCTAAATTCAGGGTCTTTCCCCAGAGTCAGGCTATTGCCAGTTTCAACATAGCACAGCTAAAAAATCTTTTCCCCCTATTTTTCCGCAAAAATCATTACATTTTTGGGGTAATGATGGGCCAGCAGCTCAAAGCCGGTTATAATTGTATTCACGGTATTCTCCAGCAGCTTTTTGTAGAAAGGTTCCGGTCGCACTGATATGTAAACGTCCCCGGATTTGTAATCAATCCTGCACTCAGTAAGGCAGCCGGCATCGTCAGCATCCTGAAGGCATTGCATCAAGGTGAAACTGAGCATTGATGCAGCTGAACAGACAATATCCAGCCCTGGGTTAAAATCCGCATGCCCAGTTATCGTTATTTCATAGCCACCGCTTTTGCGGCAAAACCGTGCTGTCGTCATAGCCTATCATCCCTTATTACTTAGGCGCAGCAGCCTCCTGAACCCTCGCCCTGGCCTGGGTGGTTACATCAGACCCACCTTCCAGGGCACGACCGAGAGAATCTACCATTACACCACTACCACCGATACTAGCCCTAACTGTAGGCTGTCCACCTCTTGCGCCAAACTCCGCCGCCATAGCTGGAGCAATCTGTGTCCCCTGCAGTGAATCTATGATCTGGGCCATCTTCATCATTTGCACCTGCATTTGCTGTACCATCTGCAACAGTGTGCCATTCTGCTGCACCTTTTGTATCACCATATCCTTGCCCTCGAAATCCATCATTTCAAGGGCCACCAGCGCCTGGTCAGCGTACTGCGGATTGAACATATTAGCGGCGTACAGTTCTTTCGCCAGCTCATTTTGCGCTATCTTGTTATACGGGCTTGACCGCTGGCTAACCACCTGAATGTCAAATATCGGCTTACGCATATAAACGCCGCCAAAAGCTGTGGTAGGCTGCGGTTGCAGAAGCCGGTTAGAAAACTGGACAAATTCCGGCTGGCCCAAATCCCCCGTAATCCTGAATGTCCGCCCTTCATTGTAGAACTGCCGGATAAGCTCAATCACCAAATAATTAATCTTCGTAAACGCCCGATAGCTAGACTTAATCATATCCCTGGACAGCTTGCTTCCGGCTTCCTGCAGCGCTGCAATAGCTGACGCGGCAGTAACGCCGCCTGTAGTACCGCCCTGGCTGAAATCCCTGTTGCCGGACGTCTCTTTAAGTTCGTCTATTTTCAGCTGCAGGACGTTTATGATTTGCGGGTCAAGTTTAGGAGGCTCAATCTGTCGAATTTTAGTGTCAGTAACGTCATTTGACTGGACGTGAACAAAGTCGTTGTTAAAGTCTGCAAACTCTTCTTCGTTGATGTTTGCGTTCTGGGCCACGAAATACCGTGGTCTTGCCAGCGCAGCATGCCGAATGATAATCTGGTTCAGCTTGTCAATGTAAAGCTGCGCGTCCTTCATAACGTCAACATAGCCAAACCCGCATGGAGTTCCTTCTTCTGGGAATAACACGTCGAAAATAAACGGGTACATCCCGTGGTCATAGAAGCCACGATCTTTGTAGTCAGGGTCGTTTTCCGAAGCATACAGTACGGTCTCATTGACAAACTTGCAGTAATGCAGGATCGTCCTGCCAGTCTCAGCATCGTGTACCTTGTAGTACCAATCCACCACGGCAGTTTTATTTGACGTGTCCACGGTGTCATCGTAGATATATTTCGTGACTTCAATCGTCGAGGATTTCAGCTTGCCCTTTAATTCCGGATAATTCTGCTCCAATATCTCATTGTCCACAAGCTCAACGGTGAACACATTCTTTGACTGCTGGATGTCCTTAATCCCCGGCTCCCAGAAAATATTGAGTATGTCAATCTGCTTGATGTCAATGTCACCCAGGCCGTTTTCCAGCTTTGGGTTCCAAAATACACCGTACACTGCCGTACCGGACTTCAGCTTATACCACCAGGTGTCAGAATAGGTCTGCTCAAAATCGTTTTGCTCAAGGATAACCGGCAGGATTTTTGACAGCTGCTTTGCCGTTTCCCGGTCTGATTCTTCCCGTGGTAACACGTTCGGGGACGGGAAGTTATCCATAGCGTCAGCGTGTTTATTGGCTATGCTGTTAAACAACCACGCTGAAGCAGGCTCCGGATCGAGATTCTTCTTTTCGGCCCTTATCTGTTCCCAGTGACGCATTTTGTACCACTGTTCATTATCCACAATCCTGTTTTCCAGGTTCGCCTTGCCATCTTTGTACTTCCGCAGTATTTCAGCAGCCTTCCTGACTTCTTCCTTTCCGATTTTCCCTACAGTACCCTTTCGTGGTTGCTGCAGGGCGTTTATGACTGGCAGTTCCTGCGGCTGTTCTTCCTGCCCTATTTCTGCCGGCTTATTCCGACGGAATAAATCGAGTATCGCCATACATTTACCTCCTTTTAAATCCGATAGAAAGCATATTTGTCCGATTGTCTCTGGTCTGCGAAAAGGTTCAACGGGTCTTCCTGTGGCGGCGGCTGCAACACGTTCCTGCGAGGATTAATCGGGTGCTCCATCAGCACATATCGGCACTCATCATAGATGTGATCCTCCTGAGAAGTGTCTATATCCTCTACGTACCGCTCATCATAAACCAAAGTCGGTATCGTCCTAATAAAGTGCTTGCAGGTGTTGAATATATACAGCATCGGACGCCCGTCCTCGCCAAACGCAAACCTATAGTGAAACTGCATTTTGCCCGGAAGCCGTGTGTTATCGCCCTTGCTCCAAAACACGCCGACCGCCGCCATCATATCCGCTATAGATTCCCCGCGGCTCTCGTCAAAAATCGATGGGTCCGCAATCCCGATGATGTCGCGGCCTTTAAGGTTAGGGTCCTCGCCCTCAATGCGCTTGATTTCCCGCGCTATCTCCTGCGGCGTCATCTGAACACCTACATTGGGCGTACCCGTACAGCCGTAAAACTCTTTAACACGGTATATCCGGCCATCGTGGTCAATGGCATACCAGCCCACGCTGAACGGCTTAGCATATCCAAAGTCAAAACCACGGTATATAACCCAGTCTTTAGGTATCTGAAATGGATTAATAACGTGCGTCCAGAGTTGGTCATCATAATGTGCCGGGTCATTGCGCCATTCCCTGAATACCTGCCCGGAAAAGCTGTCCCATGATCCGTACAGCAGTGCCTGGCGCTCCGCCTCCGGCAACATAGCCAGGGAAGCGAGGTACTCAGGGTTATTCTTTAACAGCGCCTGGTTATCAAATACTGTGGACGGTACAAATATCCGGGTTCGCTTCATTTTAATCATCTCGCCTTCAGGGCCTACAACGTCCACGTCCTCGACAATCGGCGTCATCGGCGGAGCAGGTGTTATAAACCTGTCCTTAACCCATCCATGCCCTACACCGCCGGGGTTCGTTGCCGCACGGATATACACACGAGTCCCCGGCCCGGATGGGCGGTTACGTGAAAACATATAACTGTACTCATCCCAGGTAAAATGCGTAAGCTCATCAAACGCTATGTAGTCATACCGCTTGCCCTGGTAATTGGTTCTGTCTTTGGTGTATTGCATCGAACCAAAATATATCTTTGCCCCGGACGGAAACAGCCAAAAATGCTCCGTACCGTTGTATTTTGCTTTTGGAAACGCAGGTTTGTATATTTCCCTGGACCTGTCAATTAGCTCTGATAACTGCGGATACGTTTTGCGGAGTATAATCCCCCTGTAATGCGGTATATGCACCTGCCGCAAAGCCTCCACCAGTAGCGCATCCGACTTCCCGCCGCCAGCAGCACCGCCGTACAACACTTCATATTCCGGTCTCTGCATAAATGCAAGCTGCCTCGGCTGCGGCTGCCAGATAACCTTAGCCATCTTCGCCACCGCCATTTTCCGGCAGAACCTCAGGCAGCACTACAACGCCTGTTTCATCGTCGTCAACTTCGCCCTCATTGGCCTTTTTACGGTTTAGTTCCAGCAGAGCATTTTCATATTCAATCCTGTGGCGACTCAAGGGATTCATATTGAAATAGTCCGAAAGCCATTCAAGAGCCTTCATGCGATCCTCCAGCTTTATTACCGCGCCGTCCTTACCAATCTTTATCTGGGCGATTATCCCGCCATCAACCATGCTGGATTCTTTAAAGCGCACGTCGTTGATTTCTTTGGTTAATACTTCCTTCTCGCCAGTTTCCTTATTCTCGATGGTTACAGGCCCGAAAGCACCCATTACAGGCACTGTCGTCCTGCCAAACTCGACAAAATCGGTAATATCAGCAAAAGCAATCCGCATATACCGCTCAACTATGTCATCCTCACTTACCATAAGGGCCAGCCGTTTCAATTCTTTCAAGGCCTCGATATATGCCCTGATGTGTGGTTTTCTCAAGTTTTCATAGCCAATAGATGTTGCACTGTTCGGACTGTACCCAGCTTTTATTGCCGCCTGGGTCGCATTAAAATTCTGAACGTAAATTTCGCAAAACAGTTTTTCTTTTTCCGTTAATCCCTCGGTCAGCTGCTGCTCTTCCCTTTTCGGCAGCTTCGGAATGTACGCACCTATTTGTTTGTGTGCATACTTTTTTGATTGTGTGCATCCTTTTTTTCTGTTCCAGTCATAGCGCTGTTTCCATGATTTGACCGTATTGATGGTGACACCGTACTTTTCGGCAATGTCCTTGTACTTCATTCCAGCAAGATAATCTTGTTCAGCAGCTTTTATCCTGTCTGTATCTGCCACAACTGCCACCACCCCTTTCATAAAAACGGTAGCACAGATAACTTTTTCTTTCCCCCTACTTTTCATCAGTGAGCGCATATATATATAAATTTAAGATTAATCTTTATATCAACCCCCTATCCCCCCTATAGTCCCCCATTTCCCCCTAAAATGGGCATAAAAAAAGAGCCATTGCTGGCTCTAATTGAAATAGTCAAACAAACTTTGATTATTTTTTTAGATAAACTAACGTATAGAATAACGTGTACTTTTACTTTTGCATAATTAAATCGCC